TTATGGAAAACAAAGGCGTTATTTACATTCTAACCAATCCTTCTTTCCCGCAATATGTGAAGATTGGCTATGCTGACGATATCTATCAGAGATTAAACCAACTGAATAGGAGTGAATGCATCCCTTTCGCTTTTAGGCTTTACGCATATTACAAAGTATCAGAAAGACTTACTGATATGAAGCTTCACTCGCTTATAGACAGGCTAAACCCTGAGCTTAGGACTATAGAGGAGTTTAATGGGAAGAAAAGAGTCCGCGAATTTTATGCCATGGACGCAGAAGAAGCTTATTCAATCCTAAAGACAATAGCCGAGATCAATGGACTTCAAGAAAACCTAGTTATGGTTGAGCCAAGCAAGGATGAGATTGAAGACGAAGAAAAAGCGATTGAAATTGCTTCTCTTTCACATAATAGACATCATTTTCATGATGTTGAATTTACATCCAGTATTACTGGAAAAAGGTACCGTGGGACTACCAATGATGAGGGAACGCTCTCAATTATTGAGTTAGAATCGGGAAAAGAAGTGCCTAACAATTCCAAACCAAGCAAAAAAACAATTGTTGGACAAGCTTTAATTGATCTTGGCATCAAGATAGCAAAAAACGACACGCTTTATCAGCGCTATCATAGATTGAGCAAATACCTTTTACAGAAATGAAGAACGATAGAAATTCTCAAAAAACGATGATTTGTTTGGAAAGAGTTAAATAAGAAAAATGACTAATTACGATCGCTATCCAAGTTGGCGTGATTACTACGGAATCATCATCGAGTTCGATGAAATGCATTATTCGTGGTCGATAAACAGCAAAACCCAAAGGAAGTATCTCTTGGAATCTGATTACTGCGACGGGGCTAAAAGGGTTTACGTCTGCAATATCAAGAGGTGGTTTTCACTCCCAGAATTCAAGGAATACCTAAGGACCTATAAGTTCGAGAAGCGCGACAATTCCAATGTTCAATAATTGGTGTTACTTCCGTTTGATAGATACGAAACGTTGCGTAAAGAAATAAAAACAAGTCAAATCAATGAGCAAAACGACTCTTTGAAACACTGACGGAAAACAGGTGTTAATCCAGCCTTAGATTTCATAGGTTGGTTAGCGCCTTTTTTATAGTATAATTAATTAAAGGAAAGACGAGAGATGGACAAGGAAATCGGGAAAAGATATGGGCGTTTGAAAGTGGTGGAGGATACGGGCAGAAGGTACCATGGATCCATCATTTACAAATGCCTCTGCGACTGTGGGAATTACAAAGACGTCAGTTCCAACAAACTGCATACCGGCCACGTCGTTTCATGCGGATGCGCCAGACACCAGATCAGAGATTTGGCTGGGCGCCGTTTTGGGAGACTTGTCGTTATATCGTTTTACGGAAGGAAGAACAACAGGACGCTTTGGAGATGCAGGTGTGACTGCGGGAACGAGTGCATCGCCTCTACAGCCGGCCTTACGATGGGTTCAACGACCTCGTGCGGTTGTCGTAACAAAGAGAATCAAGCGAATATAGACAATCTCCGATCCGGCTTCGTAGACGGCACTTGCTTGACGGCCATCGACGGGAGGAGGAAGGTCAATAAGAACAACAACTCTGGACATACTGGCGTCTCTTATGATCGCCAAAGAAAGCAGTGGGTGGCACAGCTCACCTTCCAGAGGAAAAACCACTTAATCGGACGTTTCAAATATAAACGCGACGCCATATCGGCTAGAAAGGAAGCGGAGGAGGAATACTATGGAAAATACCGAAGAAACTAAAATAATCGAAAAGAACCTAAAAAGGATCTTTGACGCGGTGAATTGGATCAAGACCGCAGGTAACTCAAAGCTGTATGACGCTTGCGAATCACACGATTCGGTGAGAATGGCAGTTTGTGAACTGCCAAAGATTAATTCGCTATTGCGGAAAATGCCAACCAAGTCTCTTAAACAACTCATGGATCACGAATGGCGCGGTTACGACTTCAGCAATTGCATGTGCTTTTCGATGATGAAAACACAAATCTATTTTAACGTCGCAGAAGAAATGAGTGTAGGGTTGGGCTTTTCCTTTTCCGATCTAGAGAGATTCGTCCTCCAAATATCATTGTTTTTTAATAACTATACGGTTCCTCAGAACGGCAGAGGCGACGTCGTACCATGCTCTTATAAGGATTTGAAGTCGCCGTTTTTTACCGTCGGTGACATAGCGGGAAGAGACGCTAAACTAGAGCTGGATAAAGTCCAAAAAATGCTAGACGTTTTCGCCGTGGATATTTATTCGGCAAAAGAAAAAGACGTGGATGGGCTTTTGAAGATCGGAGACAAATACTGCACGCTTTACCCCGATTTTTTCGTGATGTCGATCGCCAGAATGCTTGATAAAGAAATATTCCAAATGCTACCGGAAGGAAGAAAAGACGAATATTACAGAAAACGTGGCGACGCCTTTGAAGGCTATCTTGTTTTTGACTTAATTCAGAATTTCAATAAGGGCAGAGTATATCCAAATGTTGAATATAGAGACGGCAAGCAGAAAAACGAACTAGACGCCGTTCTTGAACTGGACAACGCAATAGTTGTCTTTGAGGCAAAATCCTCCAAATACGATGAGCCTTACAATTTTTCTGATGACGAAAGCGAAGAGCTGTTTAAGGGGCTAAGGGATTCTTTTGGCAGAGGGTTCCGGACGCTAGACAGAGCGTATAAGTTTTTTTCCAATAACGAAGAAGTGAAACTCTATAAAGGACAAAAAACAAAAACGATCGTCACGAAAGGCAAAGCAATTTATACCATCTTATATACGCTTAACGATATCAGGTCCATAGGAGGCAGGATTTCAAAGATATGCAAGCAGGCGAAGCTCGCCCATTTTCCTGTATGCCTGAGTTGCTGTGACTTCCAAACGATCATGGTGAATGTTGGAACAACTGAGAGGCTATGCACGTATTTAGAAAGGAAAAATCATCTGGTAAACGATCTTAAATCATTAACGTTCGACCTCGATGAAGTTGATTCTTACGGAATGATAATGTCGGATCAATATAAAGACCTGCAAACCAGGCTATCTATTATGAAAGATTTTGACTGCAGTTTCATGGTGGGAAATTCGTGCTATAGGGAATCGGCAAACCTCGAGTTAAACCAAAGGTATTTAAATTATCTCATGCACACTTACACAAACATAATGGATGGCTTTGAGGCTAATGGGAAATAATATGTGTTACTTCGGTTTGATAGGTGCTCATTAATACATAAAACAGAATAAAGAGGACGCAGGGTTGTTTAACTCCGAGTTTTTATACGTCCGGGAAATTTAGGATTATTTTGAAAAAAAGTTACTACATAAGTAGTAAAAGCGAAACTAAAAAAATATTTTGGCACTTTTTCGATTTTTCCTCCTATTAGATAGTAGGAGGTACTTTTATGAAAAAGACCAAAGTAGGCTATACGAAACTAAAAGACGAAGTGATGGAAATCATCGAAATCGAACGGAAACTTCAATTCGAGACAGCGACCAGGAGCGACGTCGATCGGATGGAGGAGATCGCCAGCAGTGGAGCTCCACGAGCCGAGTTCAACATCGGCATGTGCAACTACTGTGGGATCCAAAGAGAGCCAAGCCTGAAGACCGCGTTCGAGTGGTTCGACAAATGCCGTATGCACGCCGGATCCGGACTGCAGGTACAACTTTGCTATGTTTACTTCACCAATGACCGTCTTAAAGAGGCCAATGACTGCGTGAGAAGGATGGTCCATGACGATCCGGAGATGGCGAGCGAATTGCTCAAGGAAATCGAGAAGCGCTGGCCGGATAAGGTGAAGGAATATCAGGCATAATTTTTTGATTATTTTTAATACTTAAGTATTAATCTAGGCTTTCTCTCAAAATACTTGTCCGGCTTAAATTGTTAAAAACGCCGTTTTTGAGTAGACTACGTTTAACATCTAAGATTGTATCTAGATGAATCGTTGAGATACTGGCACACGCCTAGGATCTAAGAGGGCTTACGGTCCTCTTTTTTCTTGCGGGAATCCGTAGTACATCATTGCTTTTTTGACAAAAGCGGTGCTACTAAGGAGCACCAAAACCAAAAGGAGGAATTACTATGTCAAACAAGAAAGATTTCTACCTTGCGTGGACCGAAAGCGGGAAGCTCAAGGACAACCTCGCCATTATTTCTTTATTGATTAAGGCCGGGGTAACCGAGGCGCAGATTGCTAAGTATTTGGAAATCAGCCTCAAAGACTACAAGGAAATGAAGAAGGCCCATGCCGACGTCGCCTATGCGAACGCTCCGGATAACATCTGGGAGATGACCAATTGCATACGCGATTTGGTGAAGATCGGCCATGGCTATTCGACTAAAAGCTTCCGCAAACAAGTGTATAAGGGCAAGAAGGGAGAGGACAAATACTCAATCAACGAGTTCGAACTCTACCACGAGCCAAACGCTAACGTCCTCATTTACATTTTGGATAAGTTCTATGGTCCGAAATGGAGAGACGACGCTATTTCTTTAGAACTAAGGAAAGAAAAACTAGATCAGAAGGAGGAATGGAACAGTGGAAGTTCAAATGATGGAAATAAGTAAGATCATACCTTACGAAAACAATCCAAGAATAAACGATGAGGCGGTGGAACAAGTCGCCAATTCGATCCACGAGTTCGGATTCCGCAACCCGATAATCGTCGACAAGAACTTGGTGATAATCGCCGGCCACACAAGACTAAAGGCAAGCGAGAAACTGGGACTCAAATTGGTCCCTGTTTTAATTGCCGAGGACCTATCCGAAGACCAAGCCAACGCGCTCAGGCTCGCCGATAACAAAACCGGAGAGATAGCTCGCTGGGACAAGAAGAAGCTCGACGAAGAGCTCCACAACATCGACTGGGAAGCACTCGGAATGCATATGACCGACATCGGCTTCGACGATATATTCGCCAGCGACTTCAAAGAAGTCACCGACGACGAATTCGACGAGGGGCAATACCTCACCGATGAGCCTCATTCCGTGCAAGGCGATATCTATCTATTAGGAAAACACCGCGTCATGTGCGGGGACTCCACGGATCCGGAAACGGTCAACAAGCTCATGAACGGCGAAACAGCCGACATGGTCTTCACCGATCCGCCTTACAACGTCAACTACGAGGGAAGCGATGGACAATCGATCCAAAACGACGACATGGGAGATAGCGAATTCCATGACTTCCTATTCCTCGTCTATAAAAACTTATTCAATTCACTAAAGGACGGCGGTTCGATCTACGTCTGCCACGCCGACAGCGAAGGGCTCAACTTCAGGCTCGCTTTCAAGGAAGCTGGCTTCAAATTGGCCGAATGCCTCATCTGGGCCAAGAACTCGTTTACTCTCGGCCGTCAGGACTACCAATGGCAACACGAGCCCATCCTTTATGGCTGGAAACCCAACGGAGCTCATTACTTCGTGGACGACAGAACCCAATCTACCGTCTGGGAATACGACAAGCCAAAGCATAACGACCTGCACCCTACGATGAAGCCACTCGAGCTCGTCGGAAGGGCGATCAACAATTCGTCTTTGAAAGGGCAACTCGTCCTGGATCTGTTCGGCGGTAGTGGTTCTACGCTCATCGCGAGCGACCAAGCCGAAAGGACCTGCTTCATCATGGAGCTCGACGAGAAATACGCCGACGTCATCGTGAAGCGCTACATCAAGATGAAAGGCGACCTCAAAGACTGCGTTTTACTCCGTGACGGAACCGAAACCCCACTAAGCGAGATCGATGATTTCGCCTCAGTTTTGGAACAAGCGAAAAACCTCGATAAAAAGTAGCGAATTGAGTTGCTATAGTGCTTTTTTAGAGGGATATATGTGTATGCCAAAGGAGGAAAACGACATGGCAAACTACACAAAAACCCAGCTCAAGAAACGCATCGAGGAACTCAAGGAAAAGATCAGCGACCTCAGGGTTGAGCTAGAAGATCTCCAAAGCGACATCGAAAGCGAATCCGGGGACATCGAACCCTACGAAGGAAGGTCAGAACTCACCGGCCTTCAGGAAGAAAGACAGGAATGGCTCGACGACACCGCCAGCACGGTCGAGGAAGCGGTCAGCTCCCTCGAAGAAGCCGAAGACGGCCTCGAGAACATCGAATAGGAGGAACCGGATATGTGGAAAGAAGGAACAATGAAGGTCAACGGCAAAACCTACCGTTACTGGATTAAGCAATACGACACGGGAAGCGTCTACGGAATCGACGGTGGCCGAATCTCCAAACTCAGGATTAAGCGCGGAAACACAATAGTCTGCAACTACGAAAGAGGATGGGACATCGAGCCAACCGACGCCGAAGCCGAAGAGGCACTGAACATGATTCTCAAAGCAGAGAACCATTAAAAAGAGGAAACGAAAATGGAAAAGCAAACGCTAAGAAAATGGATATTCTCATTCAATGACGGAGTCTACGAGCTCGCCGACAGACGAACCCAGATAGAGGCCGGCTGGTTCGATTGGTTTTGCAGGGACACATCCCTCAAGAACAAGACCTACAAGATGGGAAGAATCATCAAGCAAATCAGAGACGGCGGTAAGGTCGACCTAGACAACACCTACGTCTTCTTCAAAAACAACTGCCCGCTCAACGGACCCTTGTACGACGACTTCAGGATATGCGCAATCGACAGCGGGAAACGTCCAACTGACAATCCAAATCGACTGCCTTTGGAACAAGAGCAAATACGCGGTCTACGGCAGAACGCCCGATGGCGAAGGCCACTGGGAAGAAGCGATATTCGAGACCGACTCCTCAAGGGAACTGGTCAAATGGCTCAACGCGCCATGGGAGGCAAAATAACCATGGAAGTCAGAACCAAGAACTTCATCAAGTTCAACGCCCATCCTAAAGGGCTCTCAGTCAAAGACTGCGTCGTCCGAGCAGTATCCACAGCCCTTGAAAAGGACTACATGGAAACCCGCAGGGAACTCAATCGAGCCAAGAAAGAACTGGGATATTCCTCCTACAAGGACAGAAAATTCCTCTACGATTACCTAGCGAAGTTACGACAGGCTCCTCTTCAAGGGGACGCCGGGACAGCCAAGAACCAAAGTGGTGGACTTCCTAAGGGAACATCCTCAAGGGACATTTATCGTATCGGTCCGAGGCCACGTGACCACAGTCCGAGACGGCTACCTAGTCGACTCATGGGACTGCGGATACCTGACGGTCTATACCGCTTGGAGGGTGAAATGATGAAACCGCAAGTGGGCGACCTTATCAAAATAATAGACATGCGCGACGAACCTCAATACAAAGGGAAGACCGGAACCATCACCCACATCGATGACGCCGGCCAACTCCACGGAACGTGGGGAGGATGCGCAATCATACCTGAAGCCGATGAATTTGAAATCATCAAAGCTTCAAAAGGAGAGAGACAATGAAGGCTTATTTCTTTAGAAAACCTACGCCGGAGGAAATCTACCCGACGACCGAGTTCGCAATCGAAAAAGTGGTGAGACTCACCAACGACGAGTTCAAGGACCTCTTAGCCAATCCGCTGGCCGACAGGGACTACGTGAAGGACAACAGCAAACTCATGTACCAAGACGACAGCGGTTTGATGCACTGCATCTACGTTATTGCCGACGGTTACGCGTATGGAATACTGATTGAGTCCGAAGGTTACGACTATCCGCGCTACACAGCGTGCGTGCCGAAGGAAATCTTCACAATCAAATAAACAACCGGAAACAACAGAAGCGGGGCTCAGAGGGCCTCGTTTTTGCTTTATGGAGGAATCAATGGAACAAAAAGTAACAATCAAAACAACAATCTCGTGTGGCTTCAGCGAAAAGGAAATCCAAGACTTCTACGATTTGAAAGAGAAGTTCAAGGACAAGCTCGGAGAGGCCAAGGCGAGATACAGAACCGATCCAAAGGACTACGACTCCTTGGTCGACGTCAATTTCTACCGTTTGGCTATCCGCAGGCTCAACGACCTGCTTTTCAAAATCAAGCATGGGAAACCATACGTGATTGAATTCAGAGACAAAAACGAAACGGCTGAATACGCCGAAAGGAAGGAAACAAGATAATGGGAAAAATCGTAACGTGCGAGCAGGTGTTCAAAGGGCACCCTGACAAACTCTGCGACCAGATATCAGACAACGTCTTAGACGCCTATCTCAAGGCTGACAAGACATCGAGGGTGGCGGTGGAATCCGCAATCAAGAACAACGCCGTATACGTGTTCGGCGAAGTCACCTCGAAGGCGAAGGTGAACATCATCAAGGAAGCCATCAAGGCTCTCCGCTTCGCCGGCTACTACGAGCAGTTCAAGGTCTACCTAAACATCACAAAGCAATCAGGCGACATCGCTCTCGGCGTCGACAAGGAAGGCGCTGGGGACCAAGGGATGATGTATGGCTACGCCACAAACGAAACCGACGAGAGGATGCCTTATCCATTCGTCGTCGCTTCCCACATCAGCAACCTTGCACGCATCCTGTTTGTCAAACATAACGACATCTTCGGCCCAGACGGGAAATGCGAAGTCGCGGTGGAGTACGACAGCGATTACAAACCGGTCGCCATCAAAACAATAATCATTTCTTCGCAAACCAAACCCGGAAAGCTAGAAGAAGCGAAGGCTCTCTTGCTTGAGGCCATCGGCGGATACATCAAGAAGTACCCTGAATGCCAAGTCCTCATCAATCCGACCGGCGCTTTCGAGACCGGCGGTCCTTATGCCGATTCAGGTCTCACTGGGCGAAAGCTCATGTGCGATACCTATGGAGGGGTGGCTCACCATGGTGGTGGCGCCTTCTCTGGAAAGGATCCAACCAAGGTCGACAGAAGCGGTGCCTACTATTGTCGCTACGTCGCCAAGGCCCTCGTCGATTCAGGGCTTTGCAAACGTTGTGAGGTCGGCGTCGCCTATTCGATCGGCATTGCTGAACCAGTCTCGGTTTCCGTCGATTCCTTTGGAACCGGCGTCATCGACGACGACAAATTGGTCGAGCTTGTCAAGGAGGTCTTCGACTTCAAGCCAGCCTCGATAATCAAAGAACTCAAATTGCTGGACGTCACCTATTCCCGGATTTCCGAGTATGGGCACTTCGGCAGATTAGGATTGAACCTTCCTTGGGAGGACACAGATGCAAAGGCACAAGCGTTGCGCGAAGCACTCGAAGCGACCAAGTAAGCTGGAGCGTTTCTACCGCAGTGACGAATGGCACCTTGCTAGGGCGATTAAGATTTGCAATCAGAATGGTCTATGCGAGAAATGTGGGAAGCCCGGGAACGAGGTCCATCACAAAATCCATCTCACCATCCAGAACGTCGACGATCCCAACGTCTCTTTGAATCAGGACAACCTCATGCTCCTTTGCACCGACTGCCACAACAAAGAGCACCATAGGTTCGGCAGATTGGCCGAGTACGACTTCGACAGCGAGGGAAACCTCGTGTCCAGAAAATCGAAATGACCGCCCCCGGTCGAGGATATTTTCTGACTTTGGAAGTACCGTCCGCCCCCACCTCCGAAATGCGTGGGGCCGATTTTTCAAAATCTGGAATTTCCTAGGAAACGAAATAAGGGCCTTACGGGGCTCCTTTCTTTTGGGATTGGCTAATTCACCAACCCGAGGAACGTAACGCGACAGCGGGGCTCACAGGGGCCAAGCAAAGCCAACTTTTTATATAAGTCTTATTTATAAGTCTTATATAAACACCAAAAAGAGGTCCGAAAAGGGCCTTTTTCGTCTTTATAAGACTATACAAAGTATAGACTTATAACATTTTCACTTATTTTAGGAGGGCAACCAATGTACGACATCAAGATAAAAGCAAACGCCAACGGGAGACTCGAATATGAGGATCCGGTCGTCAGGCTCGGGACCGAAGACGAGCTCAGCAGGGCAAGGCTGGTATTCTCGGTCGACGATTCAATCGAGGGAGCAATACGCTACGTCAAGTTCAAACATTCCAAAGCCACGTACCTTTACAGGGTGACAAACGACGTCTTGGTGGTTCCGACCACGGTCACGAAGCTCTCGGGCAGATGGTTCATATCCTTTATCTCCTCGAACAACGTCGTCACCAACAACGTGCCTACCGGAAGCTACGCGTTCATAAGCGAGCCGGTCGAGGCGGTGGTGTCAGACGGCATCTTATCCGCCAACACCCAATCGGAAGAATCACAGCTTCTCTGCGGTATCATCGACGGAACGGCCGACAAGGTGGTCATCCCGACATCGGTGACAAGAATCAGGGAATACTGCCTTTCTTACTATCAGGCCTACGCCACTTTGATCCTTCATCCGGACATCTCTTACATCGGCTCGCACGCCTTTGAGGGAGGCAAGTTCCAAAGGATCGAGTTCCAAGAAGGGATCGCGATAACCTCCATTCAGGAGTATTCGTTCCAGAGAATGGAAAATCTAGCGTCAAGTTATGTGTTAAAAGTTCCAAAAAGCGTGTCCTCATGGGGACGTAACGCCTTTGGCTCGTCAAATTTAGGCGCTATCAAATTTGAGGAAGGATCCAAACTCACAACCTTCGCCTCATACGCCATATTCAACATGACTGCATTGAAGGAGCTCGAGCTTCCGGCAGGGTTCCTAGGATTCACCGGCAACGGCCAGACAATCAGCTCTTGTTCCGTGTTAGCGAAGATCATCCTTCCTAACTCGTTCACCTACGCAATCATTGCCGGCCACATAGTGGACAACCCGTCTTTGACGGACATCGTCCTCGGATCCGACTGGAACTGCGTGGCCAACTTCTCGAAATGCACCAATCTCAGTGCAGATTCCATAAGAGCCATGTTCGCGTCTCTCAAAAACCTGACAGGCTCGTCCGCCAAGGCTCTCACCTTGGGCAGTGACAACCTAGCCAAGATAACAACCACAGACATAGCGGTGGCGACGGCCAAAAACTGGACCATCTCATAGGAGGAAAAAGCATGCCAAACAAATACGAAGTCGAACCCGGAAAGATCTTCAAATCGAAGATCGACGGGACCTACTTATCAAACGTCATCTACCTAGGGTGCGAAGACTCAATCGACAACTACGAGCAGGTCGACGCCTCCGAGGCGGAGGAACTATATGAAGAAGAGGAATGATTGCGTCTATAGAGAGTATCTGCGACTCAAGAAGCTGTTTGAAGGGAGCGACGAGGGCAAGAAAAGCCTAGTCGATGAGCTCCTGAAGAAGGCTTCTTTTCTTAAGGTCGAACTTGATCGCCTCGAGGATGACATAGGCAAAACCTATGTCGTCGAGACCTCGAACAAAGGAAATCAAAGGGTGAACCTCAAGTACAAGACCTACCTCCAAAGCGTGATTGCCTACCAATCGATCATCAAAACCCTGAACACGATCCTCGGGAAAGAGGTCGACGAGGGCGAGGATGAGTTCGACAAATTCATCGCGGAAGCCGGGAAATGAACTGGCTCATCGAATACCGCAACGCGGTCTACAAGGGAGACGTGGTGATCGGCCATGAGCTGGAGCAGGTCTTAGATTCCCTTATAAAGGATCTCAAGAACCCTAGGTTCGTCTATGACGAAAAGCCCGGACAGCTAAGGATCGACTTCATCGAGCGCTTCTGCAAGCACACGAAATCCCCGTTCAACGGGATGCCATTCATTTTGGAACTATGGGAAAAGGCGCTTCTTCAGGTTGCCTACGGCTTCAAATACAAGGAGACGGGGCTAAGAAGGTTTAACGAGGTGGTGCTTCTGGTTGCCCGTAAGAACGGCAAGACCACCTACATCGCCGGTATCGACTTGGCGGAGTTCTTCCTCTCAAGCGGTGGCGTCGACATCATCTGCGCCAGCAACACCAACGATCAGGCCTCGATCCTTTTCGAGGAGATCAACAACATGCGAGAGCACAGCAGGGCTTTATCTAAAGATAAAAGAAGCAGGAAAAACATCTTCTATATCTATTCGCCGAAGAACAAAAACAAGATCAAGAAGCTCTCGGCCCAATCAAGAAACCTAGACGGATTCAACATCGAGGTTGGGTGCATCGACGAGGTCCATCAGATGACCGACAGCAAGGTCTACGACGCGATCAAGCAAAGCCAATCGACCAAGAGTGAACCGCTGATATTCATCATCACGACCGAAGGGAACGTGGTGGGAGGATTCCTAGACAAGAAACTCGAATACTGCAGGAAGATGATCAAGGGTGAGATTACCGACGAAAGGGTGCTTCCTTGGCTCTACACGCAGGACTCGATAGACGAGATTTATAACGACAAGAAGTCGTGGCAAAAATCTAATCCCTCGCTGGGGAAGATCAAGACCATGACCTACCTTGAGGACATCATGAACAAGTCAAAGAACGATCTCTCGACGAGGCTCACGATGCTCTGCAAGGACTTTAACGTCAAACAGCTCGAATCTGGCTCTTGGATGAGCTTCGACGAGCTGAACAACGAAGAGGCATACGACATGGAAAGCCTGCGCAATAGCTATGCTATCGGAGGCGTGGACCTTTCCTCGACGACTGATTTGACCGCCTCGATACTCCTCATAGTCAAAGACAAGAAGAAGTACGTCATCCCGCATTTCTTCATGCCGAGCGACGTGCTCAAAAAGAGGATGGAGGAAGACTCCGTCCCCTATGACATATGGGTGAAGAAGGGTTATTTAACCTTATCCGAGGGGAGCCAGAACGACTTTTCAAAGGTCACCGAGTGGTTCCTCGACATGGTCAGGACCTACGACATCCGCCCGCTTTGGATCGGATACGATCCTTGGAACTCCCGCTACTGGGTGGACGAGATGGACGAAGCCGGCTTCACGATGGAAAAGGTGAGGCAGGGGCCTTTCACTCTATCGGAACCGATGAAACAGCTCGAGGCCGACCTCAAGAACCACGTGGTCATCTACGACAACAACCCGATGCTGAAGTGGTGCCTAAGCAACACTCAGGCAAAGGTCGACATCAACGGGAACATCCAACCCTCGAAACTGAACAGCAAATTCAAAAGGATAGACGGGGCGGTGGCACTCATAATTGCCTACTCCGTTTTGAACCTATACAAAAAAGACTACGAAACCATGACAAGTTAGGAGGTAGCAAATGGGATTTAAAGATATTTTCAAAAGAAAGAAGAAAGTCGGAAGCGTCGATAGCTACAAAGTCGTGAACGACCTGAAGCTACCGTTCGTCCCATTCGGCGACAACATCTCCAACTCGGATGTGGTCCGAATATGCGTCGATAGGATCGCCTCGCAATGTGCGAAGCTAAAAGGCAGGTATCTCAAAGTGGGAGACGACGGAGTCCAGACCGAAAAGTCAGGTCCAGTCGCCTTTTTACTTAAGTACAAGCCAAATCCGCTGATGACGCCTTATCAATTCCTCTACAAAAGCGTGTCGCTATTAATGCTCAACGACAACGCCTTCATCTACCCGATGTACGACAGGTCCACCTATAAGCTGATCGGCTTATACCCGCTCAACCCTATGACGGTGGAGCCCATAGAGGACAGCCTCGGCGACTATTACCTGAAGTTCTACTTCGGCGACGGCACGAGCTACATCCTCCCTTACGAGAACGTCATCCACCTCAGAAGGTTCTACACGAACAACAGCTTCTTCGGCGGTGACTCATCGACCGGAAGTCATGAAGCATTGTTAAAAACGCTCAAGATCAACGACTCACTCCTGCAAGGGGTGGAGGCCGGAATGATGTCGAGCTTCCAGATAAAAGGCCTACTCAAGATCAACGGCATGCTGAAGGAAAGCGACAAGCAGAAGCAAATCGACGAATTCAACAGGGCTCTGTCAAAGGCCAACGAAACCGAATCAGCGATCGTTCCGGTCGACTCCAAGGCCGACTACACGCCGTTAAGTGTCGATCCAAAGCTCGTGGACGACAAAACGCTCGACTTCTTGCAAAGCAAGATACTCGACTACTTTGGAGTCTCAAAGGCGATATTCGCCAACTCATACAACGAGACGGAGTTCAACGCTTTCTACGAATCGACCATCGAGCCTATAGCCATCCAATTAAGCGAGGCCTTCTCAAACGGCCTCTTGACGCAGAACGAGCTCGAAAGAGGGGAGGAGATCCTCTTCTTCAGCGAGCGTCTGCAATACGCCTCTTGGACCACCAAGGTCGGCGCCATCGAGAAACTCATGGGACTCGGGATCATGTCTTTGAACGAATCCAGGGCCTTGCTAGGACTCGAGCCGATCGAAAACGGGAACAAGAGACTCCAATCACTCAATTACGTCGATGCCGACAAGGCAAACCAATACCAAGTAGGAGGTAACAACAATGACGAAGACAACAAATAAGGAGGTCAGATTAGCCGAATTAAGGACCGAAGCGGTCGACGGCAAGATGACCTTGGAGGGCTACGCGATCGTTTTTGAGAGCGAAACCCTGATCGGGGACGAGGAACATGGCTTCAAGGAAGTCATCGATAAGGACTCCCTCTCCGAGACATTGATGAAGGACGTGCCCATGAAGTACAACCACATGGACAACTTCCTCATCATCGCGAGAACCAAGAACGGCTCTCTTTCCTTATCGGTCGATGAAAAAGGTCTCAAGGTCCACGCCGAGCTTCTTGACACGGAATCCAACAAGGATATCTACAAGATGGTCACGGCCGGGCTTTTAGATAAGATGAGCTTCGCTTTCACGGTCAACAAACAGAGCTGGGACAGAAGCGGTGCGGTACCGGTCCGTAGGATCCTCGGGATAGAGAGACTCTACGACGTATCCATCGTCGACACCCCGGCCTACGACTCGACCAGCATCTACGCTCGTTCTTTAGAAGCCATGGATTTGGAACTAAGGGCTATGGATTTAGCTGAGCAGAAGAAGCAAGCCGAAATCATCAAAAAACGAATTCACATCAAATCAAAAATCTAGGAGGATTTAAAAATGAATTTAATTAAAAGAAAGGCAGAGATCGAAGCCCGTTTGGCCGAGATCAGAACTGCCAGCGACACCGAAAACGATGTCGAGAAGCTCTCAGCCATGGAAGCTGAAGCCACAACCTTGCAGGAAGAAAGAGGAATGATCGAAAAGAAAATGAAGATTGCCTCCCAAACCGAAGTCAAGGTCGTCAATATTGAAACCAAATCCGAAACCGCCGAAGCCTTAGAGCAACGCGGTAAGGATCTCAGGGAAGCAAGAACCGTCAAAGTCGATTCCAGCAACATCTTGCTACCCAGCTACACAGACGACAAAATCGGCGAATACCCATTCCGCGAAGTATCGACAATCGTTGACAAAGTCAACGTCGTCAACCTCAACGGTGGCGAAACCTACAAAAAGTCCTTCGTTAAAGGCCACGGCGACGCTGGCTTAACCGCCGAAGGTGCCGACTATACCGAAACCGAACCAACCTTCGATTACGTTACCGTCACCAAAGTCAAAGTCACTGCCTACACCGAAATCACCGAGGAATTAGAGAAGCTTCCAAACCTCCCTTACCAAGCCGAAGTTTTGAAGAACATCGAAGTCTCCCTCAAAAAGAAGATTGCCTCTCAGATCCTTCTTGGCGCAGGAACGTCAAACACCTTCACTGGTATTTTCTCTGACAAAGCCAGCGCCATCGAAGCCTCCAAGGATATCGACATCGCCAAGATCACCGATACCACATTAGACGAGATTGTGTTCGCCTATGGCGGAGACGAGGAAGTGGAAGGCGACGCCGTCCTCATCCTCAACAAGAACGACCTCCGCGCATTCGCAACCTTACGAACCGCCGAGGGAAGAAAGGTCCACGCCGTCGACTACAAAGCGCAGACCATCGATGGTATCCCATATATCATCTCCTCTCACTGCAAGGCCTTAAGCGACACCGCGACAGCCGAAGGTGACTACTGCATCGCCTATGGTTCCTTAAAGAACTACGAGGTTCCAGTCTTCTCACCTGTCGAGATCGCCAAGTCAACCGACTACAAGTTCAAAGATGGAATCATCTGCTACAAAGCAAGTGTCTTCACCGGTGGAAACGTCGTCGGGTTTAACGGCTTCTTGAGAGTCAAAAAAGGCGCGACTACTACCGCCAAGGAATAGTTGGGTCTACTAATTAACGCTTATCTAGGGCTGGGGCGACCCGGCCCTTTATAAGGGCTACGCATGGAATAGCAGTGCGAGTGGCGACGTGGAAGTAACAAGTAAAAAGGCACAATGAAAAGAAAAGAGTAAAAGTAAAAAAGTACAATGAACGGAAAAAAGTAAAAGTAAAAAGGTACAACGAAAGCGAACCAAGTGTGGTTATCCCGCAAGGGCTCTGGCGTGACGATGCTAAGTGAGTAGAAAGGAACAATGAAATGAAATGAAATGAGTACAAGTAAAAAGGAATACTGAAATGAAATGAGTATGAGTAAAACGGAACAATGAACGGTAGGTAAACAACAGCTGTAGTGAAAGGAGTGTTCAGGTATGAGTCACGATATCACCAATATCAAAAATAAGGTCAAGAAGTCCCTTATGATCCCCCTCGAGGAGACGTATGCGGACGATGAGCTAGCGCTTCACATCAACGCTTGCTTCAGTCTGATTCGCTCAGCTGGGGTGAAGGATGATGTCGCTTATAGCGAAAACGGCCTAGCCGAGGCTTTGGTATTAATTTACTGTAAGACCTTCTATGGCTTTAAAAATGACGGAAGCGTGAAGGAACTGCCTTCAAGTTTCGACTTCTTGCTCAGGCAATTGGTCCTGACATCAGAGGCGTAGACCCCCATGTTTCCAAACTCACCGAACTCCCGCCTCGCACTGCTATGCGTGGTCTCATCCCTCGACGACATAGGGAACAAAACAAACGTCGTCAAATCCAAGAAAGAAGTGATCGGCTCCCTCAGGAGCGTCACCAAACTCGAGTACAACACAAACGTTTTGCTCGGGCTCAAGATAGACCTCAAGGTGGTCATCCAGTCGATCCTCTATGACGAGTCGAAGTTCGTCCAGATCAAGGACGAGCTCTACAAAGTAGAGAGGACCTACATAGACGGACAGTTTATCGAGCTCTATCTATCCAAATCGGACATCGAGGTCACGCCATGAGCGAGTCTCTCGATTCCTTCTCTTTAAAACTCAGCGAGATCATCGAAACTTACAGCGACGATGTGAAGGCCGACGTCGAGAAGAAGCTGGACGAAACGGCCAGCGAAGTGCTCAACTACATCAAGGAAAACTGCCCGAGAACCGGCTATGGAAATAACCATCTCGCGGATTCCTTTATCCTCACGACCGTCGGTAGTGGGGCTAACAAGACAATATTCATATCCTCAGGTACGAAGGGGAGGCTCGTCCATCTGGTCGAGCTCGGCTTCAAGCACAAGAGCGGTAAGTTCGTCATGGCGCGTCCATTCATGCGCCCAGCCTATGAGACGTTCACCCCGGAAATGCTGGAGGAGATAAAGCAGATAATCAGGAACGGAGGTAATTAAATGAAACTTGAGGATCTCTATTCCATATTGAAGGAGGTCCTTCCAAACAAGGCGTTCTACGGAACCAACGCTTACGATTCTATCGATAACGCGTCGATGCCGTTTATCGTCTATCAGGAAGTGACTAAAAGGCCCTCGCTATATAGTGACAACAAGCCCGACATCTACAAGTCGTCGGTGCAGATAACGCTCGTCACCAAGGCGAAGGACACTAAACTAGAAAAGAAGCTAGAACAGAAATTGCTGGGCAAAGGCCTGACATTTTCTTTACTCAGCGAGTCGCATAACGCCGACAAATCGCTCAACAGAACATATGAAATTTACATGGAGGAAATTTTAAATGCCAAATAACAAAGTTACGTATGGACTAAAGAATGTCTACTACTCTAAAGCCACCGAAGGCACAGACGGGAAGTGGACTTTCACAACCCCGGTTACCCTTCCGGGCGCTCAGGAATTCACCAACGACATCGTTGGCGGATCCACTAATGTCAACGCGGATGACCAAATCATCCTCTCGCTCAGCCAATTGGCCGGGCGAACCTTGACCTTAAAGCTCACCGAACTCACCGACGAATTCAAAGTCGATATCCTCGGCTACAAGAAACTAACCAATGGGAACATCGTGGAAATCACGAATGCTCAGCCGGTCACTTTCGCTTTAGGATTTGAGATCCAAGGTGACCTCAAAGCCCGTCGCATCTGGTTCTATCTCTGCTCGGTCACTCCGATCAACGAATCCAGCAAGACAAAGGCAGATTCTATCGAGGTCAACGCGATCACTCTTAACATCACTTCTAGACCCATTGCTATTAATAGCAAATACTCGACTACCCACGTCACCTCATGCCTTGGCGACGCCAACTACGAGACTTTCCTAACCGTGGCTCCAGTCGTTCCTACCATTGAGGAATAAGAGACATGGAAAAGACAATCAAACTAGCGGGACGCGACTATAAGCTAAAGGCGTCGCTTGGGACCATCATCAAATACCGCGAGGTGTTCGGCAGTGAGCTCTTCAGCGACGTCAAGCTCCTAGATGGCTTAAAGGACAAAAGTGAGGAAGAGGTCTCGAAAATCATCGACGTCATCTTCAGGATCACCTATATCCTTCACAGGCCATATACGAGTAAATCCTACGACGAATTCTTGGACGATTTCGACTTCTCTATCATCAGCGACGTCGATTCTCTCCAACTCTTAGCCAAGACGATCGGCGAGCTTCTAACCCCTTATAAGGAGGGGAGCAAAAGTCCGTCCAATCCCTAGCGACGGGCCAGTTGATAGCCACAGTCCCACGGCGAACATAATATTCAATCTGGCTCAACTCGGCATTCCCTTACGTGATGCCGAGCTTTTAGACATCGGAACCTACCTAGAAATAGTGGACATCCAGTCAAAAATGCTCAAAGGGAGTACGGGTGAAACAACACGAAAGGCAACACAAAAGGACATTGATAACTTTTTACTTTAGGAGGAGGTGGTTAACGTGGCGGAAACAGTAAAGGGCCTTAACATTAAATTAGGCCTAGATACGTCGGAACTTGATACAAAGCTGACTGAGCTCAAGGGAAACCTTAAAGAACAGAACGCTGAGTTAAAGGCCATTAATAACGGCCTCAAATACGATTCAACCAACATCGACCTCTGGAAGCAGAAGCAAGCCACGCTTAACGCCACCCTTGAGGCGACCAAAGCGAAGCTCGATGCCCAGAACCAAAGGCTGGAAGAGGCAAAGAAGGCAGTATCCATCGGCGCGATGAGCGAGGAGGAATTCAGCAAGATGAAACGCGGTGTCACGTACACCGAGGCCGAAGTCGTCAAGCTGAATAACGAGCTCGCCGGAACCGCGAAGAAGATAGACGCTCTCGGCAACGCCAAGTGGGACAAACTGGCCAAAGTCGGAACCAATCTAACGAAATACGTGACCGCTCCTATCGCTGGGGCGGTCACTGCTTTGACTGCCCTTACGGTCAAATCAATGAATACAGCAGACGAAATAGCGGACAATGCCTCGAATGTCTACCTTTCCGCCGAGGCTTATCAGGAATGGGCTCATGCCTGCTCGATACTCGCCGTTGACACCAACTCGATGCAAAAGGCCTTCGTCAAGGTCAACTCGATGCTGGGCGACATCGCCTCCGGAAACACGACTGCTTTGACAGAAAAACTGAAGCTCGTTGGCCTCACGGTTGAGGATTTGGCCGGTTTGAACACCGACCAAGCCTTCTCTAAGCTGAGGGATGCTTTGGCCGGGATAGGCGACGAAGCCACGAGAACGGCGGTGGCAAACGAGATATTCGGCGACAAACTAGGTGGCCAACTCACTCAGGTTCTAACAGCCACGTCCGACGAGATTTCAAACCTCAGGGACGAAGCAAAGGAACTAGGAATAGTCACGGACGAACAAGCCGATATTGCTGGTGCTTTTACTGATCAGATCACAAATCTTAAACAATCCTTATCGAGCCTCGGCTATGCCGTGGCGGTTGAGGTCGTGCCTGTCATTAGCTCGATCGCCAAAGTGATCCAAGAGAAGATCGTTCCGACCGTCAAGAAATGGATAGAGTCATGGCACAACCTGTCGTCTACCACTAAGGTTTTCATCGGCGTCTTGGTGGGGGTTCTCGCCTCCATTGGTCCGATTATAACTATAGCTGGGAAGATAGTGCCGATGATAAAAAGCGCGGTGGCCACGGTCAAAGCGCTCAACATAGTCAGCCAAGTGGCAGGGAAATGGTGGCTGGCGCTTATAGCGATTTTAGCCGTCCTGCTTCTTAAAAACGACAAGTTTAAAGAACTCTTATCGACCATCATGGATGTCTTGGGAGGACTCATCGACAAAGTCATGGAACTCGTCTCGGCCGTCGTCAGCGCCTTGATGCCAATCATCAACGCGGTGGTGGATGTGCTTGAGACCGTCATCGATTTGGTGGTGGGCCTCGTCATGGAGACGCTTGATCCGATCATTGACCTCATCAACGTGATAATCGGGATAATCGACGATCTGATTCCGATCATCAAAGAGATCTGCAATGAGCTCACAAACGTTCTGGTCCCAATTATAGGAATCATCAAGCAACTGCTCGGCCCAATAAGCGAAATCATCAAGATAATCATCGGTCTGGTCGTTCAGATAATCGAGGTCGTTACGACGTTAATTGACTCCATTCTGTCAGTCGTCATCGATATTATTTCCGTTATTGGAGACATATTGGGAGTGATCATCGAACTCATCGTTCAGGTGATTGACATCGTCGGGGAGATATTGACCCCGATTTTGCAAATCATCATGGCTATTCTTGAACCGATCTTGGAGATCATCGTAATGATTATCGATGTAATTTCTATAGTGATGGAGCTTCTTTCACCCCTTATCAACGTGCTTTTACAGCCATTGCTCATATTGCTTCAGGGGGTATTCGCCATAATCGACGCCATTTCGCCGGTCCTCATGGTGATCGCCAACATAATCCAGGCGGTTATCGTCCCGGTATTGAACGTCTTATTCCAGATCCTCGAGCCGATCCTCACGATCCTCAACAAGATCATCGAGGCCATTAAATGGCTACTCGACAAAGTCAACTCAGCCTTTGGCTGGCTTGGCGACCTGTTCGGCAACATCGGCAGTTGGTTCTCTGACACGTTTAACCTCGGCGGTGGCTCATCAAGCTCGAGCAACACGACGAACAACCAGACGACCAACAACATAACTGTTAACACGACATCCTCGGAGGTCGACGTCGACGCGCTCAACAGGCAGTTAGGAGATGACTACTTATGAGACAACTATATTTAGTCGACGAAATAGGCGCCACCTTCACCTTCGGCAAATCGACCAACACCTATCTGGTGGACGTCGAGGGGCTGGGGGTGGAGAGGGACAACACCTATCTCAATTTCGACGGAACATACAAACTTGCGAAAAGGGACAATCCCAAGACCGAGATCAGCGGGACCATCGTCTTCCTAGACGCCTATGAGGGATACACAAGTTTCCTCAATTACCTAAGGAAGGCGCAGGGCTCCTTCAGGCTTTTCTACAAGGCCGACACTTTGAAGTACATCTACGTCGAGCTCGTCTCGCTTTCAAAGAGTGATATCGCCTACGGCGTGCTTCAGTCCTCGGTCAAATTCGACAAGCTATCAATGTGGCTCTCAAAGGTCACAAACACCATAAATGTGAACGAGAGCACCGCGAATAAGGTGTTCCCGTTCAAATACCCATTCGTTTACTCGACCTCCTACAACGGCGAGATAACCGTCACCAACAATGGCAGTTACAAAGCGCCGGTAAGGGTTGAGATACAAGGGAAAACGTCCAATCCGACGATAGAAATCATCAAAAACGACGTCGTCATCTCAAAGATGAAGATGATGGTCTCGACCTCAAACGCCAGCGACGTCATCGTCGTGAACGCCGAGGTGGTGGACCAAGAGATGAGTAAGACTGTCAACGGGGTGACCAACAACATCTACCAAGATCAGGATTTCACCTGCAACAACTTCCTCTTCCTCGATCCGGGGACCTTCAAAGTCCGCTTCGATCCGGGAGTGAGCGAGAAGACCACATGCAAATTCCAGTTCTTGGAAATGTACGAGGGCAACTGATATGGAGCTATTGTTTTTGGATTTTAAGACTTTGTCTTACAAGGACAACGCCATAGTGGGAGAGGAATTCGAGATAGTCCTCGATTCCGTGGTCTACCAGAAGTCCAAGTTCACGGTCAACAAGGTGGGGATAAACGCCGAGATCGGCGACATCGTCATCCTTAGAGGCGTCTCGTTTTCTTTCATTGGAATCCTAGATACCATGACCGTCGAGAAGGACATCAAGACCGAAGTGGAGGTCAACTACTTTGGATCGCTTTTCGACTTAGATGTTTTGGTCTCCTCATATAGCGGTAACCTCTGCACGTTCCTGTCGAACCTGATAAAGGCGACCTATAAGAACAATTCCGACAGCAAGCAGAACCTCTCGTATTTATCGGTTTATGTATATGCATCGATAACCGGGAGCCTGACCTACGACGGAAGCGAACTGGCCAATCTTTCCGACTTGTCGGAAACGTTAGCAAAAAGTTACGGAATCAGATACACGTATTCGCTCGTCTATTCCGGAGGGAAGATAACTGGCATCGACGTCAACATCGGCGCGGTTACAAAAGGGCTTGTCATCAAACACAACCTTCCAGTCATCACAGACCTCAAAATTGCCGATTCAAAGAAGCAGATCACGAACAAGATCATCTTCTATCCAAAGGACGACAACACCTCGTATAAAAGCGCGATTTCCTATTTCCTGTTGACTGATGGAACACTCACGACCAACTCATACAGCGACAAGCGCTATCCATACGTGAAGCTTGTGAGCGAGTTCTACAGCGACAGCGACTATTCGACGCTTCTCACAAAGGCACAGAGCGAGCTTCTAAAAAGCAACCTCGAGCATTCGATAGAGTTCGATTTGTCAGTTGACAACGATATAATCGTTCCTTTTCAAAACTTCAATCTCGGCGACTTCGTGGAGTTCGTGGGCGAAAGCAAAACCTACGAGACCATGGTCACCCAGCTATCTTTCAAAAATGGCTTTTATTCCTGCTCCGTCGTCCTCGGCGAGTACAGGGTGAAGCTCACCGACAAAATAAAACTACTTCAAAGGAGGTAAAACCATGGGGTTAATTAAAATTACATTCGACGGATCAAGCGTCTCGGCTGAACAAGACGCCTCGCTGAACCATCACATCGTTGGCCTGATTCCTGCGGGAGTCATAAAGGGGCTCGGCGGTCAGTGCTCGGCCAGCGTCTCGAACAACTACATAACGTTCCAAAGCGGATACGTCCAGATCTACGGGCGCAGGATGTTCATTGAGGCCGGGAGCCAAGTCTACGTCGCTCTCGATTCATCGATGTATGGCGCAATCGTCATCACGGTCACTCTCTCAAACAACACGGCGGTGCTAGGGAAAATTGAATCATCGTCGCCGATCACCCTGACTCAGAACGACCTATTGAATGGCGGTAACGTCTATCAGTTTGCTTTATGCAAGTACACCAAGACGACATCCTCCATCACGTTGGATTCCAGCTATTCGCCGAATCTCATCGTTCCTTCCAATCAGCTGGCCAATCAGGCGATCGCCAGCTTCCAGACCAAGGCGGAGGAGATGTATGGATATTCGAATGTTCCGACCTACAACATCACGGCCAGCGGGAAATACCGCTACGTGACCTGCAACAAAAACTACGTCAAATACTGTCTAATCGGAATAAAATTCCTCGATTCAGTCTGCTATATTCCGGGGATGGGCTTACTCCAAGGCTCGTCTTTCTCGGCCACTTATTCGATTTTGAACACCAACTACAACTTGTTCGCCGAATGGCTTAGCGACGGAAGATTATGTCTTACGTTGGCGGATTCCAGCCACAAGGTCTATTTCATCTATCTTTTCAATCATGGAGGGACAAAATCATGAACTTCTTAAACCATAAGATCCTCGTCAAATACAGAGCCGGATCCGACGCCTTTGGCCTAGCCAAGGACGGAAGCGACCACGATCATGTCATGATCCTCGATGATTATCACGGTCCAACCTGCCTCCACGACGAGGAAGAGGACTATTTCATCTATGGGTTGGAGGATTACAAGAAGCGTCTGGGGTTCGGCGACGAACTTCCGGATTACTTCGTTATCTACAACATCGATACCTTCCATGCCCTAGACAGCATCGAGGTCATCGATCCTGATTTCGAGGAGGAGTTCAAGAAACTGGTCCAGATAGACTGGCCGGCTCATCTTAAGGATTACCTCAGGAAATGCGTTGACTATTTCTCTCGTTACATCGAATTCAAGGCGGTGAACAAGAACCTCTATCATCTCTATCAGATACAAGGATATCTGGATAACTACGTTAAGACCGGAACGTTCGGTGGAACCCTCAGCAAAAAGACGCTCGATAAGATAAGCGCCTACAGGTCTGATTACAAAATCCTAGACGAAAGCTCGCTATCCGAGTTCCAGGCAATCATCGACTCATTCAATGAATACATCGAAGGAGGTGGCAAATCATGAGCTCAATAGAAATCGTGTTGACCATCATATCGGTGGCTGGGACCTTGTCATCCATCATGTTCGCCTACCTCGCCTTCAAACGTGGTAACAAGACCGAGAACAAGGCCGAAGGGAAGAATGAGGGAGTCCTCATATCCGACATCTATCACGACACCATTCTTAATACAACAAACTTTTTAGAGTGA